TTGCTCTTTTAGGTATATATCTTTCAGAAGGATGCACATTTCAAAACAAGGAAAACAACCGTATAACTATTACTCAACAAAAGCCTATTAATAAGATTAAGATCGCTAATCTTTTAGTACGATGTAACATAAAGTTTTCCGAAAGAAAGGGTAACTTTAATTTTAATTGTAGGTTGATGCACTCTTACTTTTCACAGTTTGGCCTACAGCACAAGCGCTATATCCCTAAAGGCATAAAATCATTATCACCACGCTATCTTAAGATTCTATTAGATTGGTTGGTTCTTGGTGATGGGTACAAGAATGACAATAATATTGGGTATTATTCAACATCCAAAAGATTGGTAGATGATATACAGGAAATTGTGATTAAACTTGGACTTAGTGCTAATATTACTGAGAAAAAACAATCGGTTTCCATGATAAGAGGGCGTGTAGTTAAGCCAACAAAGATTTTATATGATTTGTTGATTAGAACATCTTGTTTCAAGCGCCTATCTTCAAGTAATAAAAACTACATAAGTAAAGAAAGTTATATAGGGAAAGTTTATTGCGTGTCCGTTCCCTCTGGAGTTATAAAAGTTAGAAGAAACGGAAAAGAATGTTGGTCAGGAAATTCCATCGTTGGTTCTAATCCTCGTGGATGTGTGTTTTCGGAATATGCTATTCAAGATCCAAGGGCATACCAATTTATTCGTCCTATTCTGGCGGCTAATAAAGGATGGGCGCTCTTTGTAAGTACGCCAAGGGGTAAAAATCATTTTTGGGAATTATATAACATCGCCTTAAGGTCTGAAGCTTGGTATTGTTCAAAGTTAACGCTTGAGGATACTGAGCATATTGACATGGAAGAGATTGAGTTAGAGCGTAGAGATGGCTTGATGAGTGAAGATTTAATACAGCAAGAGTACTATACATCATTTACGATGGGTGTTGAGGGTGCATACTACGCTAAATATATAGATAAGATGCGTGTTAACAATCAGATCGGCAATGTTCCATGGGAGGTAGGGTTTAAAGTTCATACTGCCTGGGACATTGGAGTAAGAGATAGCACAACAATCCTCTTCTTTCAGACGATAGGTCAGACGGTAAGAATTATAGATTCGTATGAGAAAAGCAAAGAGGGTCTAGAGCATTACGTAAATATTATTAACAGTAAGCCGTACACATACGGCAAGCATATTGCTCCGCATGACATAAGAGTTAAGGAGTTCGGGTCTGGAATGACGCGTATTACCAAGGCTCGTAATCTTGGGCTGAACTTCACGATTGCCAATAATATCTCGATCGTTGATGGAATCGAGTCTGTACGGAGCGCCTTCAGTAAGATCTGGATCGATCAGACCAACTGCAAGGGGTTCCTGAAAGCCATTGAAAACTATAGGCAAGAGTATGATCATAAGCGCCGCGTGTATAAGGCAACGGCTCTTCATGACTGGTCGTCACACTTTGCTGATTGCTTACGTTATCTATGCATCTCATTACCAAAAACTCGGGACGGTTTATCGCCTGAGGAGCTCAACAAGAGATATCTTGAAGCTCTTTATGGAGAGGAATCTACCATGCCTGCAATCTTTAGAGATAAAAATTCTCGATATTAAAAGAAAAGTTGCGACATTTAGAGATATAAAATCTCGCTATTAGATAGTAAAAATGGTCGATATTGTACGCAAAATGTTTCAATCGAAATATACTTGGAAACTGAGGAAGAAAAAAAAGGAATTGAAATGACTGAAAACGAAAAGAAGTATGGAATCCGGCCGACCGATGCAGAGCAAAGAGCGGAAGCTGTTGCGTCGTTTAAGAAATCGGGTTCTGAAAATCCCGAACAAGACGCAGATGATTTGATGGCGGGAAAAGAAGTTATAAGTGTTATCAACGTTGATCTGAATATGACAAAAGAAGAAGTAAAAACAGCCCTATTGGAGACGCTTAAGACTGTTTCTATAGAAGATCTGGATAGGGAAAAACGCTCCTTTTTCTTTTATAAGATTGGTCGGCTCCTTGCGGAGTATGACATTGAGGTAATGAGAACGTGTGACGTTCCGTCTTTTATTACTGATCCAAGAAAGATTTTTCTAGCGCAGAAGGGACTTTGTCATCTCATGCGTAATTCTTTAAACATAGTAAGTGATGACTTTAAAGCATTGCAGAAGAAGACTGGCCAGACTGTCAGAAATATAAGGAGCTAAAGAACTCTGTGTCGTTACTACGATATGAGAATTTTGGTAACGACACTCTCTTTAGGTCTAAGATCGTCTAATTGGTATCCAAAACAGTTAATATGGTATTATTGTTTTTAAGCTATAAAGTTTATTAACAAGGAGAAGTGTAATGTCGATCTTCCCACAGGGGACTCAGTACTATGAAGAATCCGACAAACATATTATAGAACGCATGGAATCATTCTATGCAGATAGTATTACGATGAACCAATCCTTTTGGGGAGAAGCAGACATAGATACACGCTTTGAGTCTGGGGATCAGTCTGTTTGGGGCGAAATGTATGGTAATCATGTCGCATCCAAGAGACAGTTCAGCTTCAATCGCATCCGTCGCATTGTTAACATGGTCGGTGGTTATCAACGTCGTAACAGAAAGTCATCCGTTGTTATTCCGGTAGAGAACGGTGATCAGGAAACAGCTGATCAATTTAGTAAAATTTTGACTTGGGCTAATAACCGTGAGAATGTTTTAGAAACACTCTCCGAATCATTCCACGGGGCCCTTGTCACTGGCATGAACTTAATGCAAATTTGGGTAGATTACAGAACTGATCCAATTGCTGGTAACATTCGTGTCGATAACTGTAGTTATAACTCTTTCTTAATTGATCCATTTTTCAGGAAAGCAGATCTATCTGACTGTAATGGAATATGGAAGCGTTCCTTTTTAACAAAGCGGGAATGCCTATCTTTATTACCATCTGAATCGAATCTTATTGATGGAATGTCTGGTAATAGTGGTGCTGATGGTAAATTCCAATTTATGCCTGAAAGTACGAACTCAAACATCAATACTGGTAAGCTTTTAACCTATGATGAGTTCTATTATAGAGATTATAGGTCCCAAAAGATGCTCATTGACTCTCAAACGGGAGAATCTTTTGAGTGGAGAGGGGAAGACGACGAATTACGTATCTTTTTGGCTCTTTACCCACAAATTACAACGCTTGATCAAGACGTTCCAACGGTTAACTTGGCTATTGTCGTTCAGGGACGGGTTATGTTCAACGGCCCTAACCCTATAGGAATCGACAAATATCCATTTGTTCCTGTGTTAGGGTATTATAATCCCGAGATCCCTCACTATTCCAATAGAATTCAGGGAATGGTAAGGGGTCTAAGAGACGCGCAGTATTTATATAACAGACGCAAGGGAATTGAGTTAGATATCCTTGAAAGTCAGATCAATTCCGGTTGGAAGTATAAAGAAAATGCGTTAGTTGATCCCAAAGATGTTTTCCTTGCTGGACAGGGAAGAGGTCTGGCTCTAAAAGAAGACGCAATGATGACCGATGTCGAGCGCATACTTCCTGCGCAAATACCGCCATCGATGTTACAGCTTTCAGAGGTTCTTGGTAAAGAAATACAAGAGATATCTGGTGTTAATGAAGAATTATTAGGCTCTGCGCAAGATGATAAGGCTGGAATACTTTCCATGCTCAGACAGGGTGCAGGACTGACGACCTTACAAAGATTGTTCGATCAGTTAGACAGTTCGCAGAAGAATCTAAGTCGTTTGATGTTGAGCATTATTCAAGCTAATTTCACGCCGGGAAAAGTGAAGAGAATTATAGAAGAAGATCCGTCCGAGGGATTCTATAATAAAAACTTCGGTGTCTATGACGCTGCGGTTGAAGAAGGTTTCAACACAACAACACAAAGACAGATGAACTTTGCTCAATTAATGCAATTGCGTGAAGCTGGGTTGCCTATTCCTGATAGTGAATTACTTAAAGCAGCAACAATTCAGAACAAAACTGAGCTCATTAAGACGATCGAGGAGCAGCAGCAGGCCCAACAGAAACAGCAAGAAATGGAGCAAAGCATTGCTCTTGAGCAAGAGAAAGCTAAACTCGAACTCGCTCAAGCTCAGGCTGTGGCTGAAAAGGGTCTTGGTATCGAGCGTATTAGTCGTGTTAATGAAAACCAAGCTATGGTTGAAGAGCGACATGCGGAGGCAGAGAAAGATAAACAAGCTGCGCTTCTTGATCGAGTTAAGGCAATTAAAGAGTTACAAGATATTGATATATCACAGATTGAAAGACTTCTAGCTTTGGCAAATATGCTTAAAGATAGAGAAGCATCGACTACGGTTGGGCAAGAGATGAACCCACAGAATCAGCCTGCCCAACCGCAGTCCGTGCTCTAAATATATTTGGATGATTGAATTCAACTTTGCTTAGGAGGTAGTCTCCATGGGCATTATTCATAAAGGACAGAAAAATGGCAAAAGAAAAAGGAATGATCTCAGAAGATCGTAGTTCTATGTGTAACTTGCCTCAGCAAGTTGTCATAAAGCCTTACCCTACTGCAGATTTTGGCATGACTAGTGGTTACAATGATAAGATTTCAGGAATCGACAGCCAGATTAAGAACGATTCTAACGGAAAAAAGAGAAATAAGTAGATGCCTGCAATGCCAAGGCCATCGAATAAAGCTCGCAAAATTGCTTACGATATAATGGGTGAACCTCTTAATATGCGTAAATTGAAGAATCGTGGCCAAAAGAAAGAAAAGTCTCAGGACTATTCTCAAGGTGCTTACGAGGACACATTTTGCAATCAAAGAACTCGCTCGAAGTAATTTATGGTCTCTCTTGTATTATGCGCAAGAGAGACCTTCTA